CTTCGCAGTCTTTGCTTTAATGATATTACCTATCACTTCCTTACCATCTTTCTCTTTAGACTTGGTAAGATATATGATTGTAGACGCAGCGTACTTGAGTCCACTACCTCCACCCATTTCTTTTGTAGGTACATAAGCACCAACCACATCATATGTATGATTAGTCACAAGCATAGGTACGTTTGCTTTACCTAACTTCAACGTCAGTATTCTGAAGATAGCTTTGACTACCTGTGCTCTAGTCATGTCACGTGTATCTTTACCCGCAGCAGAGTCTTCTAACTCTTTACTTGTTGACAACATGCCAAGAGAATCTAATACAAACATCAATGGTTTGCGATCCTTCTCTGGTTGCTCTAGATATTTGTCTAGTATCCTGATTGCTTGAGTACGAAACTCTTGTACTGTAGTTACAGTTACGAGCATCATACGTGTAGTATCAACGTTACGATCCTCCATCATCTGTTTGCTGATAGCAGCTTCAGACTCAAAGTATATAACACCTGCGTCCTTGTTCTCTCTTAAGAAGTTCTCTACGATACCAAGACAAAAGAATGTCTTACCTGTAGATGATTCACCTGCTATTGCTGTGATCTTATTAGATGGAATACCACCTGTGATACTGCCACTGACCAGACCATTGAAAATATAAGAACCAGTATCTACATACCCTCCTATATCTCCTACTGATCCGTCTGCTAGTATACCTGCATAGTCGTTACCAATTTCTTTAACGACATCTTTCAAAAAACTCATGTAAATAAAAATTCAAGCGTTGAAGTCTTCTCTGTTTCCCATCCTATCACCTTAGTGATGATTTGTAAAGGATCAAGAAAAGATTTTTGGAATTGTGCCTTGCGATCAAGACAATGTTCCAGTCCTAGTTCCCTAGGAAATGTGTTGAGGAACGATAGAACGTTCTCGTTGATAGGGTTAGTGCGATCTACTTTCAAGAAGATATACTTTATCTTTTCTCCTTCTTGAACGAGAGGGTACTTGTTCTCCAGTTTCTTTTTAGCGACATAAAAATTATATAAGAGAGTTCCACGAACATGTAAGGGGCATCCCTTTGAATACACGTTTGTGTCTGATTTGAATTTGCGTAGTCCATTGACTGACCTCGGAAATGCGATGTCCTCTGGAGGTAAGGAATAGAACTTGGTTTTAAAGTCATCAATAAACTTTACAAGTTCGTCCTGCTCACCAGACATCATTATGTTTAGTGCGTCTTTAATTGCTGTACGACAAGGGGCAGGTGTTGAAGACTTAACTGCTTCGATACCCATCATCTTAAGCTTTGGTTGATTATATCTCACCCCTTCACTGTCCCAAACGTTGAGGATGTATCTCTTCTTCGCAGTCCAGATTCCTCTAGCAGCAATGTTCTCACGTTTCATGAACATCTTCTGTTCATAAGCATTACTATACTCTGCTAACTCTTGGTATGATTTGTCAATGAAGGGTTCTATCTTTTCTTTACATGCCTTGTCAAGGAAGTTGACAACCTTCTCCTGACTTACTTCCTGATCACCATAAACTGTGGTAACTAACTTGTCAAGTGACAAGTAGATACTGTCTGTATCACTAGCGATTACATAATCTTTTTCATTAGTATTTAACAACTTATTCAAGTACCCATTTACTTTGTTTTCAATCCATCGTATTGAAACCTGACCTGACAATGTAATTGCTTCGGCATTAATTAAATTATAGTACCTAAAATACTGATTGCCAATAGCACCATAGGCAGAGTTCAACTGAATCTTACGTGCCATCTGTATGTTGTTGTACTTACTGATTGCTTTCTCTAATTCTGTAGAGGGTGCCTTCTCATACTCTTGCTTTGCTATGAGCATAAGCTTCTTACTCTGTACACGTTCATCGTATATCTTCTTCATCATCTCAGGTAGGAAGCCATGTACATCCTTACGATACTGAGCACCATTGGCACACGTAGCATACTTTGGATCTATTTCGCAACTGTTCCCCAGTATCCTCTCAACGCTTGCCGATGGATGTCTGCTCTCACAGAGAGTTTCGGGTGAGATATTATACTGCATAATAAGATGAGGATACAGACTGTTGAGGTCAAAACTGACCACCCAATCATACTTTCCTGGTATCGGTTCCTTGACATAAGCACCTGCGTATTTTTCGTCTTTGTTTGCTCTCTTAGCAGGAGGTACAACAACGTTCCTCGCTGATAAGAAATTGTAAATCAATGTGTCCCACATTCTAACCTGATAGTACACATCTTTCAAGTTCACCTTAGCATCATATGCTAGAGCGATGGCAAGTTCTATCAACTTCATCTTATCTTCTAGACGAGTTACAAGTTCAACGTCCTTGATGTTGTAGTCAATAAACTTCTGCCAGTCCTTCGTGTAGAAGTCCTTGAAGTTTTCATACTCACTGTGGTCTAACTTCTTCTGTCCTAGTTCTACATTAGCAATGTGATCTAGTCTATATGATTCCTGATTAGTGTATGTGAATTTCTTGTAGAGATCCATGTAGTCTAGTACATTGATCCCGAACATATTATATAAGATCTGGGTACGACCCTTGATCTCCATCTCTTCTCTCTTGACCATGCCCCATGGGGACATCTGTCTCATTTCTTTCTCACCGAATAGACGTTCAAGACGACCACAGATATAAGGTACGTCATATAACTCGCAATTCCACCCTGTAAGAACATCTGGGAAGTCAGTCTGCCAATAAGCAAGGAAGCTGCGTAGCAAATGTTCTTCGCTGTCACAGTAGATAAAATCAACATCCTTACGGGTGTTGTGATAATCCCTCGTTGCGAATACTTTAAGTTTACGTGTCTGAAAATCCTGTACTGTGATCGCCAGTAACGATTCCGCACATTCACGTACGTTAGGAAAGCCATTCTCACATGCGACTTCAATATCAAGTGATGTAATCTTGAGAGTCTTGATATCGTAGTCAACTTCGTTGGCGAACTCCGAAGAAATATATTGATATAAGTAGCGATCATAACCATGTACCTCAAACCCCTCTACATCTTTGTACTTGTCCTTGAAGTCACGTGCTGCTCCGACAGTATCAAATTGTATAGGCTTAGCATATCTACCATCTAGTGTCTTCCAGTTGGTAGGTTTATTACTTACAACGTATAGTGTGGGGGAAAATTTAAACCTACGTTGTATGCGTTGTCCATTTTCATACCCTATGTAGAGTAGGTTGTTACCAACCAGATTTACATTAGTGTAGAAACTCATTTAGTTACCATCTTATACTTGTCAAGAATTTCTTTCTTGGGTTCTAAGATTGTAGCAATAGTATCAGAAAAGATCAACACGTCCTCGTCCACTGTGTGAAGTGGCCAAGGTTCCAAGGTGCCATCGTCTTTGATTCTATATGGTTGTTCTAGATGAGCAGCAGGTTCCTCATCCAAAGTTTCAATGTTTGTTATCAGGTATATCCCTGACTTTAGTAGGAGGAGTTGCGTTTCCATATTGTTTCTAATTTATGTAAGTCGTTCTCTTGTCTAAAGTATTTGTAGACAGGAACGATATCAAGACCACTGTTATATACGTTACCAATATACATCCAAGGTTTGTATTCGTCAACCCTTATCTTAAAATAATCAGGACCGTTGAACATGAGATGTTCAAACTCCTGAGTCCCACCTACGAACAGTGGGAACGGTTGGGGAATAAAATTATAGTATAAAGGATTGTCTATTGGTTGGTCAAAAGCTACGATACCAAACTCACCATTGATTTTAGCAGGATACTCTACTACAACTTTGCCTAGAAGAACAGGTCCTTCTATTATAATGGTTTTGCTACCGTGGAATTTATGATCTGTTTTATATGAGAGAACTACGTTGTCGTTGGTATCATACAGGTTTAGTTTCCTCATCCTCGTTCATAATTTTCTCTGCTTCACTGAACATAGTTTCCAAGTCCTGTTCCTCATAACTGAGGTTGAACCTCTCTTCATGTTTCTTGAAGTTAGCATTGTATCTCTCATCATCTATAGCAGAGATATACTGTGTGGTCAGTGCGTCCAGTGGATTGTACACTGTGACCACGTGACTACCTGGTAAATAAAAATCTTTATCTTTACTTAGAGGTGCCCAAGGAAACCACTCAAGTTGATACCCCTGACCCTGTGATGAGTCAACGATGTCAAGTCTGAATGGTTTGTGTAAATGATAACCTAATGGTTTCTCTGTCTCTGGTTCTACTATTTCTTTCACTGTAGAGATAACTTCTTCACCAGTTCTCAACATTAATAATTTTATGCTCACTCGACAACCTCAGTAGGTGTTACTGGAGCACCCTGATCTCCTGTCTTTGATCTAACATTAGATAGGTATGTCTGTAAGATACTAGGTGATGGTTCCATAACTGAGATCACATAGTCAGGTGTGATAGCGATCTTCTGATCAATAGTGAATGGGTTCCAAGGTGTGTATCTTATCTTTACTTCTTGATCTTCAAAAGTCTCAAGGTCAACCTGTGACTCTGGTTGATCAATGATCCATACCTTGTAAGGTATAGTCATGATGTATGCCTGTCTCTTGCCAGTCTCTTTATCAACTGCTTCTTGTAAGTCACAGATGATGTTGTCTCCATCACGTGTGAATACTAATTTAATTCTTGTCTCTTCTATCATGGCCAAATGATGTATGCATATATTATAAAAGGGAAACTGACATTTGTCAATCCCCCTTATGTATGCTAGATGTAATCCTTTCTTGCGTGGTGTTCTGGTACTACTTTCTTCAGTGTTACTGTGAGTAGTCCGTCCTCTAATGTGACTTCACCTACCTCGGTGTCGTCAGATAGTGACCACTGTTTTGTGAAAGAACGTTGTGCTAATCCCCTGTGAGTATAATTCTCAGGTTCCTTTTTCTCTTCCTTCTCTGCTGATACGATTAGTTTACCGTACTCTGTGTAGACTTTGACTTCATCTTTCTTGAATCCTGCGAGTGCTATCTCTAATCTGGATAGTACATTTGATTCGTGGATTAAGTTATAGGGTGGATAGTTTGATGTAGTTTGATTCCAGAAAGAATCAAAGTACTCGTCCATTCCTATACTGTTCTTAGAAATTTTGTCAAATAGTGATGGTAAATCGGCAGCACTATATCTTTGAATGTTCATGGTGACCTCCTTGAGCGTCGTTAGTTTATGTACCCGAAGCGTACACTACTAATTATAATACTTTTCTAAAATTAGGAGGGTGGATATCCGAATACTGGAAACACTTTAGTGATGTCCCCCATCTTCTCCTTGTACCTACTGATGTATGGCTCTTGTAAGTATGGCAT